TTTTGATACAAAGCCGTTTATGAAACGTAAACCGCCTAATGATAACTCGTTTGACACCGATCAGGAGCTCAAGCAGTTAGCTAAAACTCCTATTAATAAAAAATTTATTACTGATAAAGATGATGTAGAGTCAACGTTTAAAAAGACGGCTAAGGATGCTGGTGTAGAATATCCTAGCAAGTTAGTTAAAAAACTTATGAAAGATTCTACAACTCCTATATTAAAACTTAAAAAACATTTTAATAGACCAAGACCGCACGCGTTAGCTAAGAAAAAGAACATGAAGCTAGAGCATGTTGAGTTAAAGTCTATGAAGACTCCTTCGTATCCATCGGGTCATTCAGCGCAGGGCGCTTTGATAGGAGAGGCTCTAGCAGACATGTACCCTCAAGCTGCTAAAAAGTTCAGAAAAGCAGGCAAAGATATATCTGATAGTAGGAACTCAGCTAGAGCTCACTACAAATCTGACTCAAAGTTTGGTATGGATTTAGGTAAAGAAATGTATAAGCATTATAAAGATATACCTGATGACTCGCCAATGAAATGTTGGAAGGGTTATGAACGAGTGCCAGGTACAGCTAAAGGCTCTAAAGGTAGTTGCAGAAAAAAATCTCCTATGAAAAAACAAAAAGGAGGCGGAACAACTAAAACTTGTTTACCTGCAGCTAAGATAAGAGGTTTATCAAAAGAAAAAAGACAACAACTAGTAAGCTCAAAAAGATCTGCTGGTGCTCAAGGTAAATATAAAAGATCATCTAAAACAAATGTAAAAGGTGCTCGTAAAAAAGGAGCTACGCTTCGCGATTGGTTTCAAAAAGAAGACTGGCGTAGAGTTGATGATCCAAGTAAAAAATGTGGTGAATAATGGCAAAACAAATAGGTGAGGATACTAAAGTAACGTTAGACCTCAAAACAATCGGTATGGCATCAGCAGGTTTAGCTGCTTTAATTGGTATGTACTTTACACTACAGGCTGATATAGCTTTAGCAAAAGAATTACCTGAACCACTGCCACCAGATGTAACTCGTATGGAGTTTGATATGAAAGATAAACTAGTGCGTCAGACTATTATGACTACACAGGAAGACGTATCAGAGCTCAAAGAAGATCTTGATCGTATTGAAGAGAAAATAGATAAACTAAAGTAATCATGGAAACAGATACAATGAACTTTGGAACAGTGCTAACATATCTGCTATTAATGCTATTTATATTTATAGGTGGCGCTGCTCTTGGGCAGAACATGTGTAATAGCGATATTTGCGTAGTACAGTTTAATGCTAGTTGGAACGAAAGTAATAGCGTAGATTATCTCGACAAACTAACTGATTGCAACATTATGAACGTTAACATAGATGAAGGCACTTACCAATCTGATTACAAAATAGTTGTAGTACCTACGATCATAGTGTTTAATGGAGAAGAAGTTGAAAGATTTCAAGCTAACATCATGATGCAAATGGAAGCTACGCGAAAAGATATACAGAGCGTGGTAGATGAAATAATATATAGTGATTTTTAAATGAAGAAGTTAGGATACATATTTGTAATACTGTTTTGGTTTTTAGCTAGCTCAGTGTTAGGGCAAGGTAGTTGGTTGGATATTACTGTACAAACAGATCAGTACGGAGGTGAAACGTCTTGGGAGATACTAAACGAAGATGAACAAGTTGTAGCTGTTAGCCCACCTTATCAAGACAATAGCCTATTAACAGTAACAAAACTACTGCCGGCTGGTGATTACCAGTTTGTAATGATGGACGCTTTTGGAGATGGTATATGCTGTGAGTTTGGCGAAGGTTGGTATAGACTACATAACGCTTGTGGTTTAGATACAGCTAACTATGAGTTTGCTACAGATGTAGATACTATAGACTTTACGCTTAACCCTTGTTTACCACTAGTGCCAGGTTGTACTAATGATTTAGCAGATAACTATAACCCATGGGCTACAGTTGATAACGGTGAGTGCAACGTAATTGAATGTGACTCAGCTGAGACGTTAGTATCTATGGAGCTAACGTTAGACACTTGGCCTAACGAAACTGGTTTTACCCTAGTTGATTTAGCTGTCGGTCAGTTCTACGATCAAGTATTGCCTGGCGAGTTTGATTTTGGCGATCAACTTGTTACATACACGTATGACTTCTGTGTATCTCTTGGATTTGAATTGATATTAGTCGACACGTTTGGTGATGGACTTAACGGCTCAGCATCAGGTGGTGAAGACGGATCCTGTGTTATTACAGCTTGTGATAGCGTTATATGGGAACTTGACGATTTAGCATTTGCGGAGTTTGAAGGTAGCACGATGTACTCTGGTGCAGTGTTTACTCAGCCGTGTCCACCAGAGCCAGACGTACCTGGTTGTATGGATGATGACTATGTAGATTATAATCCACTAGCTACAGTGCAAGATACTTGTGAAACTCTACACGTATGGGGTTGTACAAACCCTGAGGCGTTTAACTACGATAGCTTAGCTACTATATCAGACAACAATAGCCCTTGCGCTATTAACGTTACTATTGAAGACGATGGTGGTGATGGTTGGGGTAACTCAAAGTTAGGTATGATACAAGGTGATCAACAGTGGTTGTTTACTATGGGTCCTGGTTCATTTGAACAGTCATGGACTATTAACCTAGACTCTGACACAGAAGTAAAGCTTTATTATTTCCAACAAGGTGGAGCTCAACAGTCATCTCAGGAGCTAGCATTCCAGACTTTACACAACTCCGTATTGATCACTAATGAAGCTGGTGATACGTTATTATCTGAAGGTACAAATCCTTTCTTTAATAACGGACAAGGTGCGTTACAACCGTTTGACGAGCCTGACTGGACTACATACAGCTTTATACCTTATTGTGGTGATAGCTGCGAGCCGTTTAGTTACGGTTGCACGGATGCTATGGCGCAGAATTATAACGCTGATGTAAATACAGAAGATGGTAGTTGCTACTATCAAGCTGGTTGTACTCAAGCAGGTTACTTAGAATATTATACACAAGGATATGAAGCTGACTTTGATAATGGTAGTTGTAATACTCTCGCGGTATTTGGCTGCATGGATAGCGAGGCTTTTAACTATAACCCAGAGGCAAATGTAGATAACGAAGGTTGTATACCTGTAGTGTTAGGCTGCACGAACTCACTTGCCTTTAACTATAACCCGGCCGCTAACACTGACGATGATAGCTGTATACCTTTCATCTACGGTTGTACGGACGCAACAATGTTTAACTATGATCCGGAAGCTAACGCTGAAGATGGTAGCTGTATTCCTTACATTTATGGCTGTACTGACGTGTATGCCTTTAATTATGATCCAGCTGCTAATACTGACAATGGTTCGTGTGAGGAAGTGGTGGTCGACTGTATGGACCCACTAGCCTATAACTATAACGAGCTTGCAAACGAACCTGCAGACAACTGTTTATACGACGCTGGTTGTGTAACAGGGCCTGGTGAACCTTACTGGTTGAACGACATGTGTTACGCTTGGGTGATTCAAGCGGACCCGTTCTGTTGTGATGAAGCTTGGGATAATACCTGCCAAGAGACCTATAATTACTGCCAATCAACAGGTATAGAATCCATACTAGCTGGCGACGACTTAGTCGTATATCCAAATCCAGTTGGTAATGTGTTAAACATAAATCAGAAAACTGACATAGACGTGATCGATTCAAACGGACGTATCATAGTATCTAAAACAAATACGAACGCGATAGACGCGTCCCTATGGCCTCCAGGAATGTATATGGTACGCATTGTTTGGAACGGTCGCGTTATTGTCAAGAAGATTATCAAATGATTAAATGGATAGGTGAACATATATGGGACTTTGTATCTAGGTTTCGTAATGATATCTATATGGAAAGTATACCAGACGGTACGATTGCCTCTGGTAAGAACCTTGGATTAGACTCTAGTAATAAGGTTGTTAAATCTTCTAGTCCTTCTGGTTCAATTGATTTGACTAGTGAAGTTACAGGTACGTTGCCTGTGGCTAACGGTGGAACTGGTGCTGCATCTTTAAATAATCTTATAACTCTTTCAACGCATACCACTGGTGATTATGTCGCTAGCTTAACCGCTGGAAGTTTAATTGATTTACAAAACAATACTGGTGAAGGTGCTACACCTACTATAGACGTGGACTTATCTGAGCTGACAGACATGACTGAGAGCTGGACAACAGCTGAAGATGAGTTTGTTGTACTAGATAATGGAACACAGAGAAGAAAACTATCTTCTGAGATATTTGGTAGCAACGCGTTTACATCTACTACTATTGGCACCACCACAAACGCTCTAACTTTTGATGACGCAACAGTACAGTTAAATACCGGTACAACTTTTGATGGATCAGCAGCTAGAACAGTATCTGCAAAGACAGCGGCAGTAAGTAATGATGGTACTGCTTTAGCAACGGGTGATCAAATATACGATTTTGTAATAGGATTAGGTTATGCAACTGGTACAGACTTAGGCTTTGTGGCAAATGGCACTTCTTTAACAGTAACATCTAATAACGGTAACAACGCTAGCTTACCGTTGGCAGATACAGATAACTGGGGTGTTATGTCAGATGAAATGTTTGACAAGCTCGATGGTATTGAAGCCTCAGCAGATGTAACAGACACAGCAAACGTCACGGCGGCCGGCGCACTAATGGATTCAGAAGTAGATGCAGATATTAAAACGCTGTCACTACCAGCTAGCACTACTATAAGTACATTTGGGGCTTCATTAGTAGATGACGCTAACGCTGCGGCAGCTAGAACAACATTGGGTGTAGATGCTTCTGGCACAGACAACTCTACTAATGTTACTTTAGCAGGT